TTGCTCAACTTTAATCATGGCTAATACGTCTGTACTGCGACTAGCGGGTAAAACAACCGCTATTTCTGTGACAGCATCTTCTACGTCTGCTACCATTGTTGAAGACCAAACGAACGACCAAGTAAACTTTGCGGCGTTCTTAAACACCGGCTCTGTAGCCGTTGCGGTCAAACTTGGGGATGCTAACGTAGGGGCTGCTGTGTTGCCGGTGTCTGGTACACCTGGTGACTTTTTGCTTCCAGCGTCAATGAGTTCTCCCATTGTGCTGGCTTGCCCAACTGTGCCTTTTTATGTTCGCATGATTGGCGCAGCGGCTGGCCCTTCATTGGTTTATGTAACCCCTGTCGGCGACCAAAGCTAATATGACTGACCCTGCCAAAACAATAGACCAGAATATCCTGCCAGTACAGGCTTATTTCAATCTTGATGGCACTTTTCAAACATTTATTGGGCAGGGTCAGCCATTTACAGCAACAATTAACCCCAATCAGTCGGGGTTGCACATTACAAGCAGCACGATTGATAGCAGCACAATCGGCGCTACAACCCCGTCAACGGGCGTTTTTACTAACATTGCGACAACCACCGGCACGGTTTCAACCACGGCAGCAAGCGCAACAGACTTAGTAAACAAAGCCTATGTGGACATGACCGTCCAAGGCTATCAAATAAAAGCGGAATGTCAGATAACAACAACCGTAAACATTACGCTTTCTGGCCTGCAAACTATTGATGGTTACACGACCTTAGTAGGTGATAGGGTATTGGTAAAAAACCAAACCAATCAAACGGAAAACGGCATTTATGTTGCTGCTACGGGGGCATGGGCTAGGTCAACAGACGCAAACACTTACGCTTCCCTTGTTTCTGCTTTTACGTTCATCCAAAATGGTGCAACGCAACAAAACTCAGGTTGGGCGTGTACTATTCCTACAAGCGGGACATTAGGCGTTACTAACATCACTTGGTCGCAGCTTGCTAGTGCATCGGCATATTTTGCGGGAACAGGTCTAAACCTTGCAAGTTACACGTTTAGCATTGCAAATACAGGGGTTAGCGCGGCATCCTACGGAACTGCATCAAGTGTTCCAACATTAGCAATAAACGCGCAAGGTCAAGTAACTAGCGCAAGCAATACCGCAATTGCCATTGCAAATACACAGGTCACGGGTTTGGGCACAATGTCCACACAAAACGCTAATAACGTAGCAATCACGGGCGGCACGATCACAGGAACGCCGATTAGCGGTTCTACTGTTGGTGGTAGCACTATCACCGCAGCTACTCAATTTAGCGGCCCTGGAACGGGTTTAACGGGCACGGCAAGCGGCTTATCTATTGGGGGAAATGCGGCTACCGCGACAAGCGCAACAACGGCAGGTTCAGCGACTACGGCAACCACAGCGACTAATCTTGCAGGCGGTGCAGCGGGGTCAGTTCCTTATCAATCCGCATCGGCTACGACTGCCATGTTGGGCATTGGCTCGACGGGCCAGGTGCTTACAGTAACTGCGGGTTTGCCCGCATGGTCATCCGTTTCGGGTGTAGCGGTAACAAGTTTTAGCGCAGGCACTACAGGGTTTACCCCTAGTTCAGCTACTAATGGCGCAATTACGCTTGCTGGAACGTTAAACACCAGCAACGGCGGCACGGGACTGACCACATTTACATCGGGCGGCGCGGTTTACGCTACGTCAACTTCGGCATTAACTACAGGAACGTTGCCCGTGGCATCGGGTGGAACAGGTGTAACAACCAGCACCGGCACAGGGTCTGTCGTTTTGTCCACCAGCCCCACGCTAGTCACTCCTGCTTTGGGCACTCCAACAGCTATTGTATTAACCAGTGCTACGGGTTTACCCTTAACCACAGGAGTAACGGGTACGCTACCAATTGCAAACGGGGGCACAAATGGCACAGCGACTCCAACTGCGGGCACGGTGGCGTATGGCACGGGTACGGCTTATGCGTTTACTGCGGCGGGCACTTCTGGGCAAGTCTTAACGTCTAACGCATCGGGTGCGCCTACATGGACAACCCCGACTTCCGCAATCACGATCACGGACGATACAACCACCGCAACAACCCGTTACCCATTGTTTGCGGCGGTAACAAGCGGGACGTTATCCACTGAGTACACAAGTTCCACTAAATACCAATATGTCCCATCTACGGGAACATTATCGGCAACCGTGTTTAGTGGCTCGGGCGCAAGCCTGACAAGTATTCCAAATAGTGCGCTGACTAATTCAAGCATCACAATTGGGTCAACGGCGGTTAGCCTGGGCGGTACTGCCACTACGATTGCTGGCCTGACTTCGGTCACTTCTACCACTTTTGTGGGCGCTTTGACGGGTAACGCTTCTACGGCGACATCGGCAACCACGGCTACAACGGCAGGAAATGTGACAGGCACAGTAGCAATTGCCAATGGTGGCACGGGCCAAACAACGGCATCGGCGGCTTTTAATGCGTTGTCCCCTGTAACGTCAACAGGCGATTTGATTCTTGGAACGGGTGTAAATAGTGCGGGTCGTCTAGCCATTGGAACAAATGGCTATGTGCTTACGTCTAATGGCACTACGGCATCTTGGGCGGCTGCCTCGGGCGGCGTGACTCAGATTGTTGCAGGCACAAACGTTACCATTTCACCGGCAGGCGGTACAGGTGCAGTCACGATTAATGCGTCCGGCGGTGGAGCAAGCGCTTACACTCGCACATCTTTTACTGCTACGGCAGGCCAAACAGCATTCACGGTTACCTATGCGGTGGGTTATCTTCAAGTCTATGTAAACGGTGTGTTATTAGCCACATCGGATTACACCGCCACAAGCGGAACGGGCTTTACCCTTGGCGTTGCTTGCGCGGTAGGCGACATCGTAGAGGCATTGGTCATTACTACTTCGGTGACCGGCGTAACAACAGGCAAAGCAATCGCAATGAGCATGATTTTTGGCTATTGAGGAATAAACATGGCAAACCCAAATATCGTCAACGTAACTTCTATTTATGGTAGTACGTCTTATTTAATTCCAAGTACAACATCGGCTACAACTTGGACTGCGCTCACACCTGCTTCCGGCACAGTCAATAAAATTGACAACATTGTTGCGTCAAACGTTACTGCTTCCGTTGCAACCGTAACCGTAGCGATCAATAGCGCTGCGGCTGGAGCTGGTACAAATTACCGGCTTGTGTACCAAGTGCCAGTGCCAGTAAATGCTTCAATTGTTGTTGCTGATAAGAGTACGGCGTTTTACCTTGGTGAAGCACAGTCTATTGTGGTGACTGTTGGTACGGCATCCGCAATTGAATTAACCGCATCCTATGAGGCCATCACCTAATGTCCGATAGGTACAAAGGTTCGATCATGTCCGCTACGGCGGCAACCACTAGCACATCTGCTGCTATTGGTATTTGGCGTTCCAATGAAGTGATGCAAAATCTTACTGCTAATGCTTGGCCTAAATCTGGAGTTTTGATAGATTACTTGGTAGTTGCTGCTGGGGGTGGAGGTGGCGGCGTATCAACGGCTGGAGCATCAGGCGGCGCTGGTGGCGCGGGTGGTTTATTAACAGCAACTAATTTTGTATTACTTTCAGCAACTACATACACTATCACTATAGGCGCACTTGGAGCGGGTGGGACAACAGCAGGTACGTCAGGTACAGATGGTGGTAACTCTAGTATTAGCGGAACAGGAATAACAACAGTCACTGCGACTGGCGGGGGTGGTGGAGGTGGCTCAACAGGCACTGGAACTGCTGGTCGCGCTGGTGGTTCTGGTGGTGGTGGCCCTGGTGGTGGCAGCGTAAACACAGCAGGCACTGGCACATCAGGGCAGGGAAATACGGGTGGCCTTGGTTTTATTACGGCAACATCACCTTATGCTTATGGCGGCGGTGGTGGTGGCGGTGCTGGTGCTGTAGGTGCAGCAGGAACTGCATCTGCTGGTGGCACAGGAGGTGTTGGAACATCTAACACATATACGGTATCTTTTGTTGGCACTGCTACTATTGCATCCACAACAACATTAACCGTAACCGCAGTAACCGCCGGTGTTATTGGTATTGGTACACAAGTAATTGGAACAAATATTCCAGCCGGTGCATATATCACGGCATTAGGAACTGGAACAGGTGGGGCTGGCACTTACACAATGAGTGCCGCCGCTACGGCAACGACAACTGGAGTGGCGATAACAAGCTCTGGCGTGTACTATGCTGGTGGCGGTGGCGGTGGTGCGTATGCAGCACAAACAAAAGGCGCTGGAGGGGCTGGCGGCGGCGGCGCTGGGGGTAATACTTCAACAAGTTTCATTGGCGCAGCGGGTACTGTAAATACTGGCGGCGGCGGCGGCGGCGCTGGAACTGCTGGGGCAGGAAACTCTGGAACTGGTGGTAATAGCGGCTCTGGAATTGTGTTAATTCGCTGCTTGCTTGCTACTACAGCTTCAGCAACTACAGGCTCCCCCACAGTGACTACAGACGCAACATACCGCTACTACAAATTTACCGGCACAGGTTCTATCACGTTCTAATCATGGCACACTTTGCAAAACTTGATGAAAACAACGTAGTCACTACGGTTGTTGTTGTTAATAATTCTGAACTGTTGGTTGATGGTGTAGAGTCAGAGGCCAAGGGAGTAGAGTTTTTGGTTAGCCTGTTTGGTGATTCCAATTGGAAGCAGACATCCTATAACGCCACAATCCGCAAGAATGCGGCTGGGATTGGATACACCTACGATCTTGATCGGGATGCATTTATTGCTCAAAAACCAAGCGATAACTATGTGCTAGACGAACAAACTTGCCAATGGATTGAATCATGAGCCTACCACGCAATTTATCTATCCTTGCCGAAAACACTAGCGCAACGGGCGTTGTTACGACTGCAACCAATGCAAACAACGTGGCTGTGACTAATGACACAACTACGGCGACATCGGTATACCCGACCTGGGTAACGGCAAACACAGGCAACTTGCCTATTTACGTCACGTCAACCAAACTTAGTTTTACGCCATCTACCGGCGCATTGCTGGCATCTAAACTTATAATTGCACCATAAGGAAGCATCATGGGAACTTTAACTTTTCAAGCAGCGGCGGGCGGGTCACTTAACTTGCTTGGCCCAAACATCGCAGGAACGGTCAATTTGACGTTACCAACAGCGGATGGTACTAGCGGGCAACCATTGCAGACAAATGGCAGCGGGACACTTTCCTTTGCTAACCTTGGAACTGCGGCTGGTGGTACAGGATTAACATCTTTTACTTCTGGCGGTGTTGTATATGCATCTTCAACAAGCGCAATAACTACTAGTAGTGCGCTAACCTTTGACGGAACAAACTTCGCCACTACCGGCACGGCAACGGCTGCAAAACTTATCCCTACTGGCTCTAGCGCAACGGGTAACGGACTGTACTTGCCTGCTGCCAACAGCGTAGGCATATCTACCAATGGCACAAATGCTGTCTATATAGACTCAAGCCAGAACTTGCTGGTGGGGGCTAATAGCCAGCTTCTTGGTGAAAAGCTTCGTGTTAAAAAAGATATTGTTAGTGGTACTTCTGGGTATCTTACTGTTGACAGCACAACTACAAGCTATACATCAAGCGTTTTGTTTGGTAATTCAAATGACACAGTTGAAACTACGGGTTTTGTTGGAACTTATTCAAACAATCCTTTTACGTTTCGTACTAACAACATAGAACGTATGCGTATCGACTCCAGCGGTAACTTGCTGGTGGGGACTACAGGACAAGTTCGTACAGGCGATAGGTTTTCAGTAAGTGGCAATGGGGCGCAAGTTGCTACATTTTCAAATTCTACTAATACATCGGGCTATAGCGCAATTTCAACATTAATTCAAGCAAATGGCAACAATACTAGCACTTATCATTTTTGGGGGAATACAAGCGGAGTTGGAAATTGGTATCTTTTTGGTAATGGCACAACATCTTTTACATCAGATGCACGCTTAAAGAAAAATATTGTTACAACTAGAGATGGTTACCTTGAGGATATTTGCAGACTCCGTGTTGTTAAATACAATTGGAAAAAAGACGATGACTCAACTCCAAAAGAATTAGGTTTAATAGCGCAAGAAGTTGAACAGATATTTCCAAGTCTTGTTCAAAATGACTTAAACCCCATTGAAGAAGGTGGAGAAATTTTTAAACAAGTAAAACACAGCGTTTTACCGTTTATGTTACTAAAAGCAATCCAAGAACAGCAAGCCCTAATCACAACCCTAACCGCCCGTATTGAGGCACTGGAAGCAAAATGACCGACAAGCTAACCCTATCCGTAAATTTGATTAACGCTGTTTTGGCTTACCTTGGCACAAAGCCGTACCAAGAAGTATTCCAATTGGTAGAGGCTATGCAAAAAGAAGCTAAACAACAAGCCGAAGTTAAAGAGACGGAATGATTACAACTTGGAAGATTCTTGATATTTCCGTAGAAGGCGAGGTAATAACCCACGCCAAGTATCACGTTTTGGCTACTGACGACAAAAACGTAGTTGAAACCGAAGGAAATTGGGAATTTGACAAGTTTAGCGTAAAAACCCCATACGCCAAAGTTACCGAAAATCAAGTGATTTCATGGGTAAAAGAAGGCGCAACCCAATACGGGCAAAATGTAATAGAATCACGGTTAGAGGAACAATTGGCGCTTCTTAGCAAGACGAAATCTGTTGTGCCTC